ATTTAATGGTTTGTTTTTATGAAAAATTTTTACAATATCAAAGCAAATTGAAGGTGTAGATATTAAATATGTTTCGCCAGTACCAATCCGCGCTGCAATTGTCCATTTATTTGCATTAAACGCCCAGCCAAACGTTCTTCCGTACGCCATAGACGCGCAAGGAGTCCCATGTTCTGCTACAAAATTTGCGGGGAGGTTGGAAAAATCGCCACAAACTGCAGCGCGGGTGTATCCGTCGTCTATTGATGGAATGGTGCCTATAGTAGCAAATTTAGCCGATCTTTTTGTGCTATCTCTCCACCAGTCCCTAGCTGCTTGCTCTTCACAAGTTAACCTTCCTAAAAAAGTTACTACGAGGCCATTTGAAATAAAATAATCTGGGTCTATATAATAAGGGCCATCGAGCACTAAATCTCTGACAAGAGACACACCGGCTTCAGATACAAATTCTGGATGACCTAGCCAAGCGCCATCATCGACAATAAGAACATCTACGTCAGATCCGTCCTCTCCTTCTTCGTATTGAAATGGCGTTTCTGGCGGAAGCGTAATAGGATCAGCAGCATATTGCCAGTTAATGTCTATTCCGTTTACGTTAAAACCAAAAGCAGATGGAACTCTGTATGAAAAAGGATCTGCTTTTGTCGCAGTTCTAAGAAATTGATAACCAGTTCTATAATGCTCTGCTTGCCCAGGAGACGTAGCCGGAGGGCGATTATTAGTAGGAACAGGAGGAGAAAGAGAAGAGAGATCGACTGTAGTCCTGTAGTTTTTATACCCTGCAAAAGGACTCGGGTCTCCGGTGTTTGGCGTGACAGAAGGAAATCTATTTACAAGGGCACTAGGTTCTGGTATTGGATAGGATTCCATGTGGAACCCTGGATCTAACTCAACATAATCTACCGCATCATTAGATCTGAGTAGATCTGCCTCCTCCTCATCTAATAAATACGTAGAGCGATATTTAGAGTATTCTTTTGTGTCAGTACATTCACAACATCTACTAGGAACAGTATCACACGATGTTCCTTCTGTGATTAAGAGTTCATGTATCTCCGGCCAAGCGGAGGGCGATTTTACGCGTACGACGTAATTCTTCTTCATCTATTAATCTCCCTCCTGACAAGGTTCCTATATCAATTATAGGTAAATGTATCCATTACAAATGTTAATTCTAAAGTCGATACGTTAGTAGAAGCTCTATCTGCCTGACCAAAACTAATTGAGGTAATTTGAGCGTCAGGGATTGTGATGGTTCTATTGCCAAGAGGCGAAGGATCTTCACCACAGCTCACAGGAGTAACGGTGATGGTAATAAATGAGCAGTCGTATGTTTTCCAGAAATCTACGATGTCAGCATGCTTTTCTGGATCGAACGGGGTAGAGATTGTAACTTCAGAAAGAGTGCGAGGACCCTTGAGTTGGAAAATACGCCCTCTTACACCATCAGCGTACTGAGTAGTGCCGGATGTATCTTGGATTCCAGAAAAGGTTGTGAAGTAGTGTTGAAAAGGCGAAGCCTGGATCCAATACTGCGCCTGAGTGGTGGGCTTATAAGAGAGCATAGCTAGTATGAATTATGCAATATTTCTATTTACTATTTAAACTATATACAATATACCAATTATTGGAAATAAGGATCGAACCATCTCCAGTAACCTTTTAAATCGGGGTCAAGGGTTACCGCTTCTCTATGCACACAATATCTGTTTATTCTGAATACGTTAAAATACAATTCTACCAGGTTATTTACTTCTTGCTCATTTAGTTCTTCAGATTCTATTAATGCCTTTAGCCTATAAAGTTCTGCTTCAGATCTTGATTTAGGTCCTACCGCCTCATCTGGTAGCCTTCTAAGATACTTTATTTCTTCCAGTAGTCTTTCTATTACAAAAACAATTTCCCCAGGAGATGTAAATTCATCAATATTGAGTTTAGAAATTGCCATCTCGTTGCCGGTGGAATCACTAACGATTCTTTGGAACCCGACATCATCTAACGCACCTTTAAAATTAGAAGAGATAGTCTGGGAAATTTTTTGCTTTTCTGAAGTTTCTTCGAAATCAAATAGCTTCATTAGCTCAGTACCAAACTCCATGTCTTCTGTTTCAGACATAGGAGCTTCTTCTCCTCCTCCTTGAGGAGGCAACATTCCTCCTCCCATTGCTTCTGCGCCAGGCATTTCTTGCTTGATTAGAGAAGGAATATTTAGTTTGTCTCTTAACCAATCGACATCATCAACTTGGTATCCTAACGCGCTTAGTTGAGAAAGAACCTGGACAATTCTCACTGGATCTTCTCTTTGTTTTAAATCTTCAAAATTACGAGCAAGTCTTGGGGGATTTTTACCTGGATAATTGAGTTCTACAATCCATCTTACAAGAGTAGAGTTGATCGTTTCATCGAGTTCTTCTGAGAACGCTTTTGCTTTTCTCATTCTCACAGAGTCGGCAATTTGATCTCTAGCAAATGACCCAACAGCGCCAGTTTCCTGGCCTACCGTTGTTTCTCCGTTAATTACAAAACTTATCTGCTGATCAATGTAACTGATTAACTGATTATATAGCTCTGGGCGGCCATTACTCTCCAGCCATTGAATATCCATCTCATCTGGGAGAACAATCGCGGTCTCTTGTCCTAATCTCTGCAGAGCAGTAAACAATGCATTTACTTCTTCTTCTGGAGTACCGAGGCTAAATTTACCAACAGCGGTAGGAGTTGTATGTTTATCGGCATATTGCAACCAAAAGTTCAATAAAGTTCTTCTGAACTCTACTAAAGGATAGAGTTGGCGGCCCAATCCAGAGCCATGAACGTCCATAAAATTGCTATAGGCCCAATGCCTATGCATCACTATAGACCTAAGAGGAATTCCCATTCCCTCCACAGGGGAGAACATTGTAATCAGCCTAGGGCTAATTGTTCCATCTTCGTTTAATTTGAAAAGAAACCTTCTGGGGTCTCTGATTTTAATTTCAGATGGCACGATGTATTTGCCTTGTCTCATCCAGCAAATTTCACCAACGGCCATGCCTAAGACAATAGACTCACACATTCCCCTGATGAACGTATCAAATCCAGAGTTTGAAGACACAAGAGCTTCTTTGCCATATGACTGGCGGGTATTACTACCCATCCGGTTAATTACCTGACGAACAAATTCTGCAACCTCCTCATCTTCAGGGGAATCAGAGGCAGGATACACCTCCCAAGGTCTCTGGACAATCTCACCAATAAGTTTTTCCCAGGCGGCTAAGATTTGGCTATCATTAAATAGCCTCATGTATTTTTCTATTGCTCTGGGGCCACCACCGCCCTCTTCTAAGAGAATATCATCTCTGCGGGGAAGTATTACACCGCTGGTTAGATACGGCGCTCCTGAGTAGGAATATGGATCTGATTTATATCCGGCTAAATTACCTTGAGAAACTCCGAGGGAAAAATACCGGTCAAAAAACCCCGCTTTTATGTGTCTCTTAGGATTTGAGGTCATTTGGTATTTTTAGACATTATTCTTCAGTATCTTTAAACTGAGTTACCGCATTGTCTACTTTTGTCAAATCTACTAAGACTGTTTCAAGATCCATTAGTCTTTCCAGGAGTTCTTCTTTGCAGATCTTTCCTTCTTCCCATTCTTTAATGAGTTCATCTGCGCCATCGACCATTACATTGTAACCTGAGGTTAAGACGTTAATTCCTTTTTCCATAGTTCCTGTTCTTTGTGGATAGATTTATAAAATTCTTTGTAAGTGCTACGCCATTTTTCGTCGTATTTTCTTACATATTTAAAGTAATTTTTCGACCAAGATTCGGCGTCATATAGATCTTTATACTCCTTCGGAACATTTTTTGAGAAAATTGCCAGCTCAATTGCAAGAATCGCACTAATAAAATCTCCTCGTTTTAAAACCATTTGCTTCTCCAAAGTTTCTATGGGAATATGCTCAAAGTTCTTGCTAATTTCCCTGAAGAGCGGAGACTGTTTAATATCTAGTTTTTTCTCTTCTTTTACTTTTTTTATTGTTTCTTGGTATGCGTTATCAAGCGTATCGGCCATGAAGCTCGAGTTAAACTCGATGTTTGCTCCGTCATTGATGTCTTTCCAGAATTTTTTAAAAGCCTCGTATGCCTTTATAATTGTTACGTTAGAGTAGGACTGA